CCAGCAACACCTGGCGGAACTTTAAAACCAAATTCTCGTAGTTGCGGAGAACGCAACATTCGCTGTGTCATACTGTTGTATGCGTTAATAGCTTCTGGACTATAAAGCATTCTACCAAGACCTAACGCACCAGCACCCGCTATAGCTGCTTGCGGATTATTAAAAAGCAGCCCACCTCCACCTAGTAATGCCAACCTTTCTGCTGTGCGCGAATCGCCCAAACCTCCTAATTGCTCCATACCTCTAAGAGATTGCGGTTGCATTGGCAATTGCCCTTTTGCTGCTGGTACAGGCCTCCGGGCAACAACATTACTGTTTAAAACTTCTGGTGTGAAAATACCACCTCGACCCGCAGAGCTTGCTCTGCCTGCTGATCTTCTCACAGGCTCAAAAAGTCTGAACGCTTGATTAGCTTGTCGCAGCAACTGAGCATTATCTGGTGCGGCACGTTCAAGCATTAGCATCATTTGTTCTGCAAAGTCATCAAGAGCACTCGCAGCAAAATTATTACCGCCTTCGTTTGTCAGTTCAAAAGCTCTGCCTGCAATAGTCTTTTTCACCTCATTAAAAGCTCTGCCATTTACCGCAGTCAAATCTACAGCGTCATCGAATAATTCTTTCAACGTATCATCAAATAACTTAACTTG